TTATGCGCTATACGCTATCTGTTCACAACGTACAAACAGCGTATATGCTTTTCAACCAAACAATTCTCAACCGAACTGGAATAGACCGGAGTACCACGCGCATAAAAGGCTCACACACATTGTACGGCAATTTTTCAAACTTTCGACACTTGACCTTATTTTCTGTCTGTGTGTTGTAATCGTTGGAATATTGGAATCTGCGCGCACCTTACATGTTCCACCTATTTCACTTCTTCACTATTAGCTCCTTGTCCAGCTATTATTGCGATTATACACCCAATCCTTCCTCTTCTTACCTTTATTACCCTATTACTCTTACTCTTATATATACCTTTACCTTACATTTACCTATACCTCCTAATTAAAATTTATATAACTATATATATATTATACAGAAAAATGGATTTTTGTGTTTTTTATCGTTGTGTTCTTGACTTTTGGGTATATTTGAGGTTAGATTGCGGGTGTGGGTAAATCCAAAAAGAGGTTAGCGCAGAAACATTGTGCAAATTGGAAATATGGTAATTGTCTTGGGACAGTACATACATTCGATAGAGAGACAGGTACAAATACTGTTACAATTGATGCTGACATTGCTGGGAAGCCCTGCATTGTAGATGAAGGTTGTTACTATTTTGATGATTATGTCGCTCCAGCACTAAATGACACTACACCCTCGTAAACCTCTTCCTAGTAAATCTCCGTCTATGCAGGTGAAACTGTCGGATACTGAGGATTACAACTGCGAGGAGTGCGGAAACCTTCTTTTCCGAAAGACGTATACCATGAAACGTGTTTCACCATTGCTGTCACCTACCAAAGAGGAGATTATGATGCCAGTTGAGATTTTCAGTTGTGCGGGTTGTGGTAAAATACCAGAAACTTTCTTACAGAGGAGTGGTTTAGAGGTGAAAGAGGAAAAATTAAACGAAGAGGTACAGGATGCGGGTTGATGATTTTGATAAAGATTGTATGGTATTGAATAAATCCGACTATTTCTATCTCTGGTGCTGTGACTGCAAGCTACGTCACTTGGTAGTTGTGGACATAGAGAAGTCAGAAGGTGAGCCTAAGGTAAAAATAGGCATGGTTAGAGACCAGATGGCTACAGAGGCACAAAGAAAGTCGGAAAATATTGTTCTCTATAAGAGAAATGTGAAAGATAGGAAGCATATTACGTCCGGTGGGTAGTCTCGGAAAGGGATACAGTAATTAAGTCGTGGGAGTGACGTAATTGTGTATGAGAAAGCCATAAATGGCAAATCTCACTATATTTTTCCAAGCGAACAGGCTTTTCGCAAACAGTTCCCTAGCGAGGAACTCTATAGAGACTGGAAAGAGGCACCTGAAGGTGCTTGGGCGGTTACTGATGATGGTCAAGTGCTTGAAATACTCAAAAAAGGCGAAATGCGCAAGGGACAAAGTAATTCATATTCACCTTACGTACGCACATTACTTGGTATGCGCATTATCAATGAACATACTGACCTTTCAGGAACACCTCCTAAGCATATTTACTCATTCTCAGAGAATAAAACGCCAACAAAGCGTAGATTGGAAAGAGAAAAATATAATGGTAGAGAATTTATATTTGCCCAGTACGTGGCAAAAGGACTCGACCCCATTGACGCCTATTTACGGTCATTTCCCACAAACAAGAGAAGTCACGCAGAACTCTCTGCAAAGCTACTTCTTAAAACTAAGAGGGTTCAGAAGTTGATTTCACAGAAGATTGAAGAAAAGATGGATTCATTAGGCTTGTCTGAAGAATGGTTACTTGATGAGGTGAGGGAAATCATTGAAAATAGGGGTGCCAAGGATAATAATAAGCTTCGCGCCCTTGATATGCTTATGAAAATTCGTGGTATGTTTCCAACGTCTGAACAGAAAACTGAGTCACTGACGGTATTCCAAGGATTTACACCTGAACAGCTTAAGGCTATTCAAAAAGGGAATACTAAGAAGTTAAAGTCAGTGGAAGCAGAGATAGAGAAATGACGGAAGAGAAGCATTATGTCGATATTAGCACAATGAACCTGTATGACGGTATTGATGCTTGTGAGCTTGACGAAGGTATTTCAGAGCTGAAGAGGCTTGCTGATATAGTGGATGGGTTTCGTTTGGTTAATCCATCTAGTCGTGATATAGCTGCAATAGAGCAGATTTTGAGTATTATACAGGTACTGGATGTTCCATTGAGATTACCGGAGGCAGATGCATAAATGTCAAGCGTCCTTAAAAAAAGGCGCAAAAAGATTAAGAGGCACCTTTGGAAGAAAAAACAGAAGCAAAACAGGCACAAAAAGAAGAAGCGGTAAAAGATTTCAATATTATACCTGAGGGTCTTGAAAGTAAGGATAAGATACTTCAGGCGGCATATGACGACCTTTTGTATTTTGGGCGTGCATTCTTACCAAAAGATTTCCTCAATAAAAGTAAATCGCCTAAATTCCACAAACGTATAGCATCTAAGCTCATCAGTACAAAGTCCGGTGGTAGGATATGCAATATACTTCCACGTGGATTTGGTAAGTCTGTATTAGCGAAGGCTGCAATTATGCATAAGATATGTTTTTCGCCTAAGGGTGAGAGACAGTTTGTTGCATGGGTGGCTGAGGAGCAGGGGCAGGCTATTGACCATTTGAAGTATATTAAGACCCACCTTGAGTATAATGAGATGATACGGTACTATTTTGGTAATCTGGCAGGTGATAGTGTGGGGAATAGGTGGACTGAGAAGGATATTGTCACAGCCAAAGGTGATAGGTTACTTGCGAAAGGTACAACACAGCGGTTGCGCGGTAGGACTGAGATTGATGTACGGTATACAGGTATCGTACTTGATGACTTTGAATCAGAATTAAATACCAAGACACCTGAAAGAAGGGACGAGATTAAGAAATGGGTGGTATCTACGGTATATCCTGCACTGGAGGAGACTCCGGGGAATGAAGGTTGGATATGGCTTATGGGTACAATTGTGCATTATGATAGTTTCTTACAGATGGTTTATGAGGGGTTCAGCGATGCGGTGAAGAATGGTAACCCCTATCCTTGGGATGTTGAGTTCATTCGTGCTATGGACAGTGGAAAGTCAATGTGGCCTGAACAGTTTTCCATGAAAAAGCTTGAGGCTAAGCGAAAAGAATTTATAGAAGCAGGTCTTGTTAATAAGTTTAGTCAGGAGTACATGAATGATGCCAGAGATATTACTAACGCCGCGTTTAAAATTGACCGTGTCCAAAATCATCGAATGTCTTTTAGGCGTTCTGGTAATTTCACTTATCTCATTGACGGCGACGATGCTGTACCTGTTAATGTTTATATCGGTGTTGATTTGGCTCATACTGCAACAGTGCGGTCAGACTTTCAAGTTATACTGGTACTCGCTGTGGACTCAGAAGGCAACAGATACGTCCTAGACTATTTTCGTGAGAAGATACCTACATTTGATGTCCCACAGGAGATTATAAAGCTGGCAGAGGAATATAGCCCCGTACGTAGGGTAACGATTGAGACTGTAGCTGCACAGGAAATGGTTCGGGATATGGTTGAGCGTATTAGCATTGACCAGAGAAGGTTGCTCCCGGGAATATTCAAAGGTGTTAAGCCGCCTGCAGGTATTAAAAAAGAAGATAGGTTGGAAACATCCATCGGGCCTCTGGTTAATAGTAAGCGGTTATATGTGAAGAAAAGTATGACAGAGATAGTTGATGAGTTATTTGAGCATCCTAAAGCAAAGCATGATGATATTTTGGATGCATTATACTATGCAAACTACTATGCAAGGCCTATTCGCAGCAGTAGAATAGATGTCAGTAGCCTTGAAGAATTAGTCGAAAAACGTAGAAATCCTATCAAAACTGGCTATAATTGGCTTACAGGTGCAAGAATATAGGAACTTTATACCTTTTTAGAGGTACTTAGTATTGACAAGGTACAAGTTTTAAGGTTAAATTAAATATATGCCCATAGATAAGGACCCACGCGCAGAAGCTAACATGGAGCTTTGGCGCAAATGGAGAGATGCTAGAGCTGACTGGGATTCGGAAGCGCGTGATGACGTAGACTTCTATCTCGGTAATCATTTCACTGGCGATGAGTCTGATGAGTTAAAGTCTCGTAATCAGGCTGACGTTCCAATGGATAGGGTATCTCCGGCTGTTGAGAAGCTAAAAAGTGTCCTAACTGCTCGCGCACCTGCATTTGCTGCTATACCTAGAGAAGATTCAGATGTAAAGGTGGCGAAGTTGTGGCGTGTAGTCTTAGGTTATATCTGGGAAATCTCACAGGGTGACTCTCAGATGAAGCAGGCTATACATGATTATGCTACTACAGGGCTTGGGTATCTGTACGTATATACAGACCATGAATCAGATTTTGGTAGAGGCGATATAAAGTTTACCTTCGTTGACCCGTTTCGTGTCTATGTACCTCCTTCTACTCGTAATCGCTGGATGGATGACGCTGAAGGCGTCATTCTTTCTACCATCGTAACGGGCGACCAACTTATCGACCTCTACCCCATTTTAGGACCTCAGGTAGACCCGGAGACAGGTGAACTTGTACCGGGTATTATTGAAGAACTGGACGAATATTCTGGTGAAGACGATTATCCTTCTTCCAGTATGCAGAATACTATGACGACATTTACACCAGCGGATATGAAAAGTCGTACGTCATGGGCAGAGGACAAGTACCAGATTATTGAAAGGTTCTTCAAGGTGAAGGTACCGTTCTATCGTATAGTGGATACATCGTCAGGTCAGGAGTCTGTTCTTGATTCTGAAGGTTTTAACATGTTCCTACAGGAAAATCCAGGTGTGTTTGAGCGTGGGTTGATGGATTTTGAAGAGGTATTCCAGACCCGTGTTAAGGTTGTGGCATCTATTGGAGATTACTTCCTGTATGAGAGCCTTCTTAATTGCCAGCATTACCCTATCGTACCATTACCGAACATATGGACTGGTACACCGTATCCGAAGTCAGATGTATCAAGGGCGAGACCCATGCAAAAGCTTCTTAATAAGCTATGGTCTCTTGCTCTGTCCCACGCACAGTCATCTGCAGGTCTAAAACTACTTGTACCTGTAGGTAGTGCCATTCATGGTGTTGAGCGTCTTGAGCAGGATTGGGCAAACCCCAACGCTGTTATTGAGATTGACACATCGCAAGGTGAACCTCATTACCCCGCACCCCAACCTCTTGCATCTGAGTTCTACAGGTTGATACAACAGTGTGAGTTCTACATTGATTTTACATTTGGGTTGCCAGAGATGATGCATGGGTTTTCAGAAAAGGCACCTGAGACCGTTAGGGGTACTGAGAGAATGATTGCATTAGGTACTGAAAGGCCTAAGGCAAAGTTGAGAGATATAGAATTTAGTATTAATAGACTCGGTCTGGTGATTTATCATATGGCTAAGGGTCATTATAACTACAAAAAGATTTTCCGTCTGGCACAGCCTAACAATGATATATCTGAGGTTATGGTTAATTACTATGATGATACGTCGGCTGCAGTGCTTGATATGGTGAAAGATAGTGTTAACCTCTATCAGCATGATATTCAGATTGAGACTGGCTCAACATTGCCTACAAGTAAGTGGGCAGAGTTGGCTGTATACATGGAGGCTTTCCAGATGGGTATCGTTGATGATATTGAGGTGTTAAAGAAGCACCCAGAGATTTTTGATAAAGAAGGTATTATTAAGAGAAAAAGTTTACTTGCTCAGGCCCAGAAATATATTGGGCAATTGGAAGAGCAGGTCAAAGGCTTGCAGGGAGACCTGCAGACAGCACAAAGGGAGTCTGTTCAAGACCGTAAGAGAGTTGCCGTTGAGAAGTTCAAAGGGCGACTTTCCAAGACTGAAGCAGACGCTAAAGCTACTAACAAAGTGCAAGCATCAAAGCTTGCCAATGCGGTGAAGCTTGAAATGGAGAAATTAGGGCCTATGGCTGAACAAATGGCAATGGAAGCTAACGCTGAAGCTGCCGAGGCTGAATAGTGCTCTGGTTATGCTCTATGAGTTTCAAGACATCGAAAGGAATACAACATGACAGATTATGAAGCAGAGGCAGATGTCGTTGATGATGTAATTGACGGCCCCGGTGACGCTGGACTTTTTCAGTTCGCTGATGAAACCGACAACGTTGGTTCGGAAACGACCTACGTTGATGGACAAGAACAGCCTACTTCAGGAGAAGATGCAACAGATTGGGAGGCAGAAGCTAAGAAGTTTCAATCCCTCTATGACAAGTCGAGTACTAAGGTACAGGACTTGGAAAAGATGGAACCTCTAAAAAATCTTCTGGAGATGAGGCCAGACCTTGTTCAGAAACTTCAAGAAGGTATCGTCGGTGGGCAGGAGGGGCAAAACGCGAATCCGTCCAATGAACTTACAGAAGAGGAGTTCAACCCTTGGGATGCATATTATAAGCCCGATTCACCATCATATCAGTTCCGGCAAAAGCAGGAAAAAGGTATGGTGAATGAAGCTCTTCAAGGGCATCTGGCAGCTATCGACGAACAAAACGCAATTAAACAGACTGTAAGTGACCTGAGAAATGTTCACAGGCTTGAAGACGATGAGGTAAAAGACTTTCTTGAATGGTCTACTCAACCGAAAGAAGCTGTAGGTCTGAATACATTGCTGAAGGTTTGGAGAGATGCTACCGGAAAAAAAGGTGAAACGGAAGTAATGAACTCTGTAGATGCGGTAAGACAGACAAAAACC